CACGTTCAGCCCGACGAAGTTGCCGCCCGTATCGAAGGCGCCGATGGTGGAGATGGGCTGGCCGTTTATCTCGATGTCCGAGACGGCCGCTATCGGTCCCTCCCCGAAGCAGTCGATCACGTTGAAGCGCTGGTTTTCGCCCCAGGGGTCCAGGCCCAGGTAGGCCATGACGATGTTGCCGCCGTAGCGCAGGGTACCGAAGACCCATTGAATGGGCAGACCCTGCTGCTGCGTGTTGGGCGGGGCGCCCCAGGTGTAGACGGAGGGGGTGGCGTTGGAGTTGTCCTTCGTGGGCGGGGGAAGGAGGGCGTTGACAAGCATGCCGCCGACTATGGAGATCCCTGCGGCGACGGCAGACGCGGCGAAGGCCGTGGACCCGGAGATTGCACCCCAGCCCGCGGAGCCGAACGCAGCTTCACCGCCGACCTGTGCCCCCACCAGGTACGGCGCCAGGTACCACGCCCCGAGGGCGATGGCAAGCATCGATATCGCCCTGAGGACCTCCTTGCCGCTCCCGTCGCCCCCGCCCCCCGCGAGGACCGGGACGAAGGTCAGCTCATCGGCCGCCTTCACCCAAACGTCGCCGCGCTTCTCCATGGGCACCGGCGGGCGCCCGTTGACGGAGGCCAGGAATTCAGTCTCGACGTTGTGAAAAAGGTCCGTCATGAAGTCGGCAAGGGTCATGGCGGGCCGGTCGAGCTCTATCACGTCCTCGTAGCGGCTCGCGCGATCGGTCGGCTTGAGGGGGTTCTTGACGACTATGATCTTTACTTCGGCCACGTATAATACCCCATGAGACGCTTTGCCCAGGTGCGGTCCGACAGGCGCTCCGCCGACACTCTCGTGCCCGCCAGGATATGGATGAACCGGTCGGGCGCGACGACGGCGCCGATGTGCGAGGCTATGTAAACAAAGGAAGGGGGACACACCTCTCGCCGATGGTCTTCGGAGGAATGTCCCCGCTCAACGGTTATCCTGACCGGGCGTATCCAGAAGATCACGGCGCAGGGGATGGGGGGAAAGGGCTGTTCGATAGAGCTGTTCAAGGTTCGATGTTCAACGTTCAAGGTTGCCCCTTCGGGGCCGTTCAAGGTTCTATGTTCAATGTTCGATGTTTGGAACCCTTCTCTTTGCGAACCTGGAACCTTGAACTTTGAACCTTGAACATCTCCAGATATTTCGCGCCAGTCGGTGCTGAAGCGCGTGATGAGCTCCGCTACGCCTTCGGGGCTTTCGGCGCAGCCGTAGTCGGGCAAGGCGACGCCCGCCCTTTTGAAGACCTCCATCACCAGGCCGTAGCAGTCATAGGCATCGGGCCCGCGGGCGCCCTTCTCGTATCGCTTGTCCAGCAGATCCGTATAAAAGAGCTGTTCAATGTTCAAGGTTCGAGGTTCAATGTTCAACGTGGCCCCCTTTGGGGGCGTTCAAGGTTCTATGTTCAATGTTCAATGTTAAATTCCTCTCTTTCCTCAACCTTGAACCCTGAACCTTGAACCCTGAACCTTGAACCTCCCTGAACCCTGAACATCATACGAGCCTGAAGTTAATTTGGGACAAGCCCATCTCGCCGCCGTAGCGGGGGCTGTTGCCTTTGCCGCGGCAGCCCGCGAGGGTGTAGTCACAGGGGACATTGTCCTGAGCGTGGCCGCACCGTACGTCGGCGTAGATGAAAGGGCAGTGGTCCGCCGTGTACTCGTCCGGGGGGCACTGGCGGCGCAGCAAGTTGGGGGCACCGATCTGAAAGGTCGCCCACTTCTCGTCGAAGCCGGAGGCGGTGATGGAGAACTCCCAGGTCAGCTCGGCATAATCGGACTCAAGATAAGCTGAGTTGACGAGGTACAGGACGACCTCAAAGCCCACGCCGCCCTGGTACTGCTGCATGTAGCCCTGGATAACGCCGTCCACGTTCGAGACCTTCAGCTCTATGCCGACAACGGAGCCCTTCGAGTCCTCCGTGAGGCCGGGAAAGTCGAAGTTGAACTTGTAGTAGGTGTTGCCGCCGAAGACGACATCGTCCGTGTAGTTGGCGAGGCGCAGGTGGGAGCCGTCGGGGATCGCGATGTCGAGGAGCTCTATGAGGGCCGAGGGCTGGTGGAGTTTCTGCAGCTCCTGGACGATCTCGGGAGGGAGCGTTTTCATCGTTCCTCCGGGGCAAAAGCAGCAGAGAGCAGAGAGCAGAGAGCTTTAAAGCCCTTTGCTCCATGCTCCATGCTCCATGCTGCTCTTGCTCCATGCTCCATGCTTCCGCTGCTGCAGGGGGGCGACAAACTAAATCTCCCGGAGATTGTAAGATATAGAACATATCAGGGGATTGTCCGGATCGCCCTTGTAGATAACCGGCGGGTCGTCGCTGAAGCGGACGATGGCCGTCATCTCCTGCCAGACGAGGGTGGAGCCGTCCGTGACGGTGGCCATGGGCCCGGTCGGGAATACGGGACCGGGGGAGACCCCGCTCGTGCCGGCCACTATGGCGACATAGGAGTGGTCGTTTATCGCGCCGGGGGGTCTGACAATAGCGCCGACACCGTATGAGGTCAAGGGCTGCCACTGGGGGAAGACCCTGGCCCATACGAGGTTCTGCCAGTAAAAGGGAAGGCTGCCGCCGGCCACGGTAACCCTCTCGAACACGTCGACCAGGGCCCAGTCGGCGTAGCTCGCCTTGTCGTGGACGATGTTTTTGAACTGGCGGCGGGGGCGGGCCGAGCGGAGGCGGCTCGACTGGTACAGAGCGTCCTTGTCGTCGATGATCAGGTTGGGTACTCCGCTGATCTCGATGTCCTTGCGGGGTGGGCAGGAGAGGATAGGGAAGTTATCCACTATGTTGCCCCTTCGGGGCTGTTCTTGCCCCCTTTGGGGGCGTTCAAGGTTGCCCCTTCGGGGCTGTTCAAGGTTGCCCCTTCGGGGCTGTTCAAGGTTCTATGTTCAACGTTCAATGTTAAAACCCCGTTTTTTAAACCTTGAACCCTGAACCTTGAACCTTGAACGTTCTTCTGAACCTTGAACCTTGAACCTTGAACATCTTTGAACATCTGTTGCCTACCTCAGCCCGTGGGCGGATTGGTATTCCAGGTCCGTAGCCGCGAGGTCGATGGAGAGGTTCTTGACCCACTGGCGGCCGTCGAACCGCTTGGTTTCCGTCTGCTTGGCCACTTTTGTGCCGGGCGGCGTGTTGATCGTGACGTTCGTCATCATGCTGGGCGCCCCCGTGCCGGCGGCGCGCACGCCCAGATCGCCCGAGGACGTGCGGGTGAGCGGCATGACGGCCTCGGGACGGCCGCCTTCACCCATAATGCCGGCGCCGGAGGCCATGGGGAAGATGACCGGGCTGTCGACGATGCCTCCCGCGCCGAAGGGAACGAGATGGCCGCCGGAGAAAAGGTTCCCATGGGCAGAACCGGGGACGTAGGGCGCATTGGCCGGCAGACCTCCGGCGATGCCTGGAACGACCTGCGTGCCTCCGCCGAAAAGGCCGCCAAGGCTGCCCATGATACTGTTTGTGAGGGGCTGCGAGATCGCGAGTTTAATTGCCTGTCTTTCGATGTCGCCGAATACACTGAGGGCCAGGGAGTTGAAATCCAAAAACTTCTTGCTCGTCGCGTCGAAAAAGGAGGTAAAGCTGTTTTCCATGGCCTTGCTGGCCGTATTCGCGAGCGACGCGCCCGCGTTGAATGCCGAGTTGACGGAGGCCGAGTACTTGAGGATCTCGATCTTCATGCCTTCCCCAAACGAGCCGACGTAAACCTGGTTGGCGACCGTAAGGTCGGTTGTCGCCTTCTCTACGGCTTTTATTTTCTGCAGTATCGATTGGTACACCTGGTCCCCGGTTTGCCCGGCGGCCTCGAGACCGGCTTTCCATCCCTCAAGGCTTGAGAGCAAAGACTGGTTTTCGCCGAGCTTCGCTGAGATCCCCTGTGCCGGCGATATGAGGCCCATTTTTTGCTGATAGTCGATCGCCGCAAGACGCTGTTCGCTTTCGGCCGTCGCCATCGCGGCTTGGTTCTTTGTGGTCAAGGCCAGCCGCTGCCGCTCGGCGTCCTCGTGGATCTGCGTGAGGAGCTTTTCGGATTCTTCGGCGGTGATGGTATCTATCTTTTTCGCGTTCACATAGTCCCACGTGCTCTTGAGCGCAAGCTCGCTGGCCTGGGCGACACGTTTTCTCTCTTCGGTGTCGATCTTGGCGAGGGCTACCTGCTCGGCATTGACGCGGGAGCCGGCAACCTGGTTGAAGAGCGTCTCGTATTCCTTCGAATACTGCTCCTGCTGCTTGACGCCTTCCTCCTGCATCTTGGCATTCATCTGGGCGTTTTTGAGCAGCGCCTGCTGCTGCAGGTATCCTGCGGCCTTGGCCTGCTGCTGCTCGACTTCGCCTTTCGGGATCCCTATCGTCGTCCCCGGCGCGGCGCCCGGCTTGCCCGCGATGTATTTGGCGGCCTCTTTGTTAACCTCGTTCATCTTCCGCGCGGTCTCGTCAAGTGCCGGGTTCAAATTCTCGATAGAGACTTTCCAGGCCTCGAATTCGAGCCTCAACTCTTTTATTTTGGGGGCATTGATTTCTGTCTGTGTTTTTTTCAGCCAATCGGCCCTTTGCTGATCGGCCCATGCTTTTGCCTGATCGGGGTTGGTGCCGGCCTCGTAGGCCAATTCGGGCGGCCCCTGCTCTGCCTTTGGCTGCTTGGCGTACCCTCTAAGGTCAACGGGCAATTGTGCCCCTGGCTGCGGCAAGAACCCGCCCAGCACGGCCGGCATATATACGTCCTTGAATTTGCTGAACCCCTCAATGGCATCGCCGAGGGCATTGACGAGGCCCACCCCTATGTCTTGCGTGAGCTGACGTATCTCGGCACGATGGCGCTGGATGGCCTCCGTCGCATTGTCCGTGGCCTTTCCGGTCAATGCCTCTTTTTCCTGCAAATTTATGTATGCAATTTGCATCAGGTTGATGTCGTCGACGCCGGCGGCCATGCCCTGGGTGACGAGGCGCATTTGCTCGGTCGTGATCAGGCCGAACTGCTTTAGCGCCCGGGGCACCTTATTTGCGATCGAATCCGTGAGGCGGTCAAAGGCTTCCTGGACATCGATGCCCTGGGTCCGGGCGCTGAGGCGGGCCATTTCCCCGATCTTCGCCATGTCGGTCTCGGACAGGCCCTGCGTTATGCCCTTGAGGGACTTCTGGGCAATCTCGCTATCGGTCATGGTCCCGGCGGTCAGCCTGTGCATGTTCTCCAGAAACGCATCTGCATTGAACTTCGACGCATCGGCTACCGTGCGAAAAGCCTGGTCGATCTGCATGGCCTTCGCGCCGATTTCCATGTAGCCTACGACCTTGTTAATAGCCATAATTGCGGTCACGGCCCCGGCGCTCAGGCTAAGCCAATGTTCCTTGATCTGTGAGGTTGTGCTGCCGTAATTGCCTACCAGTTGCTCGTTTAATTGGGCGATTTGCTTGTGCATAGCGCCCTGGGCCTGCCGGATCTCCTGGGCCGAGGCGATGCCTGAGTTTTTTATTGTCTCATACGCGGCTGTAGCGGCGGCCTTTTGCTCGTTCAGAGCTGCGATTGACTGCGTGCCTAACGTTCGATAAGCCTGGCCGACTTCCTTACTAACCGCGACCGCACCGGAGCCGTCGGCCGAAATGACGATCTTTACGCTCTGATCTGCCATGAATATGAAATAACAGAAAAGGATGAAATTGTACGGCAGGCGATTGCAAAAAGAAGGGCCGCAGCCCCGAAGGACCACGGCCCGCTTGCGCCCGAAGGCGCATGGTTCAGGGGGTGCCCTTTGAAATCGGTTAGCTATTGGGACGGCGTTGCTCCTTTTCTCAGATTTACTATGAGTTCCGCATTACACCCATTCGGGCAGCGATACCAGTTGTTGTACCAGCGTCTGCCCCCTGGGGGCTGATTGGGGGACCATACATGACTGCAGGTCTGGCATTCGAGCCTGATATGACCCAGGTCCCCATTATACGTCACGTTCACCCTTGAAAGATCGGAAACGGTTAATCGCATTTGAGGCCCCCTTTATTTTTTAGCCAGTTCCGGCTTGGGCCGGGCATACTCGTACCTGTACCTGCTGCGGTCTCCTTGATATGTTGTGTGCTTTTTACGTTCCCACCCGAGGGCCGCAAGGGCCTCGGCCTCGCGCGCCATGATCCATCCAAGGTTCTGAGGGTGGGAGAAAAATCGTTGCAGATGGTGCTTCTCTATTATATTGAGAAAGGTTTCGTGGAGGCAGTAGGTTCTACCATAGACGTAATAACCGGTAGATGTCTCGCCAACTTCGAGGCCGAAATCGGTGAGCTTTTCTTCGTAGGCTATTCTGAGCAGCCTGGAGATTGTGGCGGCCACCTCTGAGACGTCGGGCTCGGTGAGGCCCGCTATGAGCTCCACCGGCCAGCCATAATGCGTCTTCAGCTCGTAGATGGCCCATTGGTCGCCCCCGTTTGCCTGCTTTGCAAGCTTTTGCATGGTCATCCTGTCCATGGGGTTGTCTATCGAAGTGGCAGGTTGCGTTCCAGGCCGCAAGGCCACGGCGCCGACGCGCGCGACGTACTCACACCGCAGGAGGTAGAGTTTAATGGGCTTTGCCTCTTCGTTGGTGCTCTGCATGGCCGCTATGAGGAGCGCTTTGTACTCCAATAATATCGAGCGGTTATCGTCGGGGTCGAGGCTAAGTGCTTGTTTTATTTGGATACGTACAGAATGTATAAATCCCCCCACCATTACCCCCGAAATACCATACCGATCGAGCAAATGTAGGAGGCCTTGGGGGTTTTTGTACCCCAAAAGTTTGGCAAGATGGGCTGCGGAGGCCCTTCTGACCCCCTGGATTTCCACTGTCGGGAACCCGAAGTGCTGCCCTATGACCCTAAACATCTCGTTCGAGGTCTCCCGGTCGATCCTCTCCAAATAGGTTTCTACCGCACTTTTGTTTTCTTCCATTAGGGCTATTTCCAGGCCCGTCATGTTGCTGATCGTAAAATCCGTGTTCTTTTCCATGGTGATATCTCCTTCCTGATTTAGTGTTAGATGGTTCATTGGGATTGCATGGGTCCGTTTCCCATGGCCTGTGCGAAGAAGACAAGAAACTTCTGCATCCTGACGGCCTCGTCTATCATCGCCTGCGTCACCGTGATCCCGACGAGCACGTCTCCCGGCTTGGCGGCTATCATGTCCGCGAGGCGATCAAGCGACCTTTCGCGAAAGCCAGGGTCCTCAAGCCAAAGTTTTAAAAAAGCCTCGTCGACTTCCTGCGCACTTGCATCATTGAAGGGATTGCCGCCGCCGTCTCGCATGTTATTTTTGTTCATTGCTATAGGCTCCGAGCTCTTATGGCTTTAGCGACGTCTTCCAAGAAGGCCGCTGCTGCGTCCCATGCCTCTTTCTCTGTCTCGTAGAACCCGGAGACCCTGCCCATGCGCCCGTCCATGTGAAGTTCCTTGAGACCTAGAACTTCTCTTTCAATGGGTTCACCGGCCCCGCCGGATTCCCCTGGCGCGGGCATGATCATATTTATCGAGTAGATTATGTGTCCATGATCGTTCTCCGCGTCAGGCATTAACACTGCGCCGGCATTATCGAGAACCGTGTACATCGCGCCCTTAAAGAAAAACGTCTCTACCGCGTTTGATCTGCTGGTGTACCTTATCTCCTTCTGCTCCTCCATGCTTCTCTCCTCTTGGTTTGCCCCGACCGCGCGTCATACACCGTCGGGCAGGCAAAGTTTCTTCGTAACTTCCCCGGCTTCGCATCCCTTGCAGACGAAGCGGTGCTCTTCCTGGCCCGAATAATCAAGGCACTCCCCCCTTTCGATCAGCACGTTATCCTGAGCACGGCACAGTATCTTTTCCGTCTCATGCGTCGGTGTTATCTCTATCGCCTCCCCGTCGCCTATCAGGTTGGCCGCGACGAGGCGCTTATAGGCGTTATTCCCCTTCTCGGCATACTTAGCGGCCAAGGCGACGGACTGTAGGAACTGGTTGGTCCTTTTCTCGATCTGGCTGTATACCTTTATCTGAGCATCCAGTTCCTCTCCGGTTATGCGCTTGGCCTTCACATCCGCCAACAACTGCCGCAGTTCCTTTATTTCCTGCTGAATCAGACCCATGCATAGCCTCCTTGATCTGTTTTATAAGCCGTCTCAATTGCAGCTTCTCGCGTTCAATCTCTATTGTCTGTGGAGTTGGATCTATGCCCCGCCGCCTTAGAACGAACTTAAGGTAACAGTCCCGGAGCTCGCCCCGCGATTTGGCGTCGCCTCTGCGGGTAGTCTCTGGATGCCGCTCGTGCGTTGCGCGGCAGTGCTCGCGGCGCCTTTCCGGGTTCGCGGCGCACCAGGCTTTTTGGATGCGGCGCTTTTTGTCGCGCCATTCCGGATTGCTTTTTCTGTATTCCTTTTGCCTTTCTATGGACTGCTTAATGAGTTTCCTGCGGTTTTTAAGGTAATAAGTATGGCTGTGTTTCTTAAGTTTTGCAGCATTCTTTGCTCTCCATTCCTTAACCTTTTCTTTATTATTCGCGTACCATTCATCATATCCAGCCCGGCAGCATTCTTTGCATTTCCGCCCTCCTCGCCTCATGTACCAATATTCAGCCGTGAATGGCTTTTCCTTTCCGCATTTTGTGCAGGTTCTTGTTTGATCTATGGCCTTTTTGTAGCCGTCATCCGCTATGGGCATCTTTGCCTGTCACTTGCTGAATTGTGATAATAAAAGATTTCCCCGAGTGTGGAATCGGCCCAGACAAGCCGGCCCAGGCCTCACCACATGGGCGCACTCGGGGAAAACATGTATTTGTAAATGTACAGTTCTGGTTCATTCCGCAGAGAGTCTAACCTCCATAAAACCCCATGTCAAGGGGTAATTTGTCGGAAAAGTGCGGTAAGGGCTAATTATTTTATACCGCACTTTTCGCAAATATGCGGTACGGTCACCGGCCGCCAGGCCCCCTCGGTGCCAGACCGCCCATGACCAGCGTGAGCTCCGGCCGGAACCGGTCTGCCTCGGGGGCGCCCTCGGGCCTCCAGGGCTCCGCTAAGAGATGTGCGGCGGCGTAGGCATCGGCCTCGTCTTCGGTCATGCTTTGTGTCCTGCGGACATGGAAGGCCGAGGCGGCCTCCTCGATCTTGAAGAGGGGGACGAGGACATCGTATAGAATCTCCTTCGGCCAGACTATCCAGCCATTCGGCCGGGCCAGGCCGTAGAGATTGAGCCGAAGATTGTTCGCGTTGGCCCTGACGATACGCTTGAGCCTGTCACAGAGCGGGCAATGGTGAATATGCTCGCACCGCCCCTTTACCACTCCTTGCAGTTGCCTCATACTGCACCTCCGATAGTTTTTAGCCTCGGTTTTAGCCGGCACGCAAAAAGCCCGAGTGCTGCTACGGCTCTATCGGAAGCCGGCCCATGCCTCGCGGCCCGGTCAAAAACCGGTTTTATGAGCGCACTCGGGACACTTCAGCCCTTAAAATAGAAAATCCCTTTCGTGAGGCCAAGGGCAGCCCCGATAGATCGTAGCAATAATAGGCTACGGCAGCTTAGAGGCTATGTCAAGAAAATAATGAGCGCGAACTGCCGCCGGCCTAGTACAGCATCTTGTAGCCTCGGTTTATCATGCAATTGTACAGGAGAGTATCAACCTGATTAACCACGGATGCGGCCCCCGTTATACCACCCGCTGCAGCACCGCTGGAGGCCCCTGCAGCGGCTATTCCGCCAGATGCCGAGTTGCCCAGACCGACGGCGCGACCCGTTGAATATCCGAGGCCCGCGCCGAGCGCGGCGCCGACCAAGGAGCCAACCGCCGCGCGCCTGCCTTGTTCCTCTAGCACTCTGCGGCCCTCGGCCGCACCTAAATTATTGCACACATTGAGGTCAAAAAAGTACAGCGGCCCCTTTGATATAGGATCTACCCTGTTGTCTAGTTTTGCAAGGGACCTAAAGACTTTAGCCTCATCGAACCTGTCCGCTGCTACCTTCAGCTCGTCAAGAGAGTAGACCGTTAACATTGGTGCCGCGGTTATTTGAAATGTCATCTCCGCTTCGCCTCTTACTACCTTAATTGAATACGTCCGATCGGCCACGGCGGGGGCCAAGGCGGCCATGTCGCGTATTGAGGTAATTGGTATGCCACCTATTTCTATAATTCTATCCCCGAGCATTACCCCGGCGGTCTGCGCCGGCCCGCGGACCTTCCTGACGAAAACGGGCGCGTCTAGGTCTACAGCCTGTATTGTTACGCCTGGAGGCCACCAGCCTATCCCCGTTACGGCTGCCTGATCCACGGGCCGCAGCCCAAAGGTCGACAGCCACCGGCCGGGGCAGTCATCTGCTCTGCAAGCAAGTAGGAGCCCGGCCCCATCATAACGCATAACCTGCTTTACGGAACCGGGGTCAGGTACATAGGTTCCTGCACCGCAACCGATTAATATTATGAGGATGCTTCCAGCCAAAATTGCTCTACCCAGACCCAGCCAGGATTTTTTTGAGATTGGCCGCATATTGTCCTCCTCTATTGCTTTTCTCACATTCTACCAGAAGCGCATTCAAGAGGGAATTACAAAATAAGTCCCTTTTGGAATGACGGAATTATTGAATCGTGCAATTAATGAATTGGGGCCGGAGGAAATTTCGACTGGGCTACCCACGCCCAGGCATGGGTCGTGCACCTCACTTGTTTATCAACTTCGCTATTTCCTGCTCGATCGGCGTGGTGACGCCTACCTCCGAGCTGAATGCCGTAAACCCGTCCGTCAGGTAATCCCGCGCGCCGTACTTTGCCGATGAGCCGGTGCCCTCGCGGATGACGCGGGCATATAACGCGGAGTCGAAGATCACCGTCTCGAAAGGGCCGGCTGTGAAAGAACCCGCGTCGCCCGACATTGATTCGCCCGGATGCAGCCAGTTGAGTGATTGGCGGAGCCATCCCGTACGTACCGGGACCGGGTAGCCCCCTGGATCGATCTGTTGGGGCGTCCACTTTCGGTTTTTCGTAGTGCCTTTGGCCCCCGTGCCGCTTAGCCAGGCTCGCGCCCGGTCGAATATGCCGGCACCAATTGTAGTGAGGCCCCTGTTCACGGCCTCGGGTAGTTCGTCGGCGATACGCTCCAGATTGTTGATGACTATCTTATCACCATCAATAGTAATGTTAAGGTCAAGCATCGTTATTCTCCTTTGATGATTTTTACGGAACTATCGGCCATGCTTCAGAAATAGCAGAAAAAGAGGAAATCGTACGGCAGGGGATTGCAAAAAAGGGCGCCTCAAAACAGAGATTGCTTTTCATCGCTGTCCGTGCAACGATATAAAATCGAATATGAAAACTTCTTGTGGTGTTCCTGTCGCGAATTTGATGCTACTTGCCGCCTGTCTTATCTTTTTAGCGGTCTCTTGCGTTCCCTCTCATAGAGTGGTGATGAGCGAATACACCCAGAGACCCCCATCATGCGGTCCCAGTGAATACCCAGCCAGAGGCGAGACGAGCCTTTTGTTCAGAACTTACGCGGGCGAGCTGCTTTACCAGATCAGTCCGGCAATAGAGACAATCGTGGCCCACAAATTATGCGGCGACAGCAATTTAGCCCGGCAACTGGACAATGGCAGTCTGCGCGTCATCATAACCGGAATCAACCCTGAGTTTGGGAGAAAGTGGGCAGGCTTCGACATCATGCTCGGATATTCCGGCTATATGCTTGTCAACGGCAACGCGCGCCCTTTTAATGTGAGTACGATGCAACGGGTGCCCGGCAACCTGGAAGCGAAAAAGTTAGGGCCCGTCATAGAAGAAAGCACGGAGCAGTTTGCCGCTGAGATAGCCCGCCTGATCTCAGGAACGCCGTAGAAAATTGATTATTTCTTGAAGAAACCCTTTATGATGTCAAGGACTGTGCGTCTTTTTCGCGGCTGGGCAGAAACTCCGTATGTTTCCGAGTGGGCCGGTGTGTACGAGCAACGGCAGCCAAGATGCGTATCCAATACGGGGATGGGGCATTTGGCTATTGGATATTCCTTTGCCATGGCCATGCATAGCGGGCATGCATCCGGAGCCGGAACAAACAGCATCGCATTGACCCACGGGCCAGGCCAGCAGTTCTTCCTCTCGAGATGTATCTCAATGGACTGAAGGCCGTAAGGCAAGTACCTCATCCTGTGCGGACTCGTTGACCAAACCGGAGGAAGTGAGATGGTCTTCGCGATGGGCCCACATCTTTGCGCCGACTTCTTTTGCGGTCATGGGCCTTGGTAGCCGAACAGTCCCTTTTCTTGGCGTCGCATGTGTCGTTATAATCGTATTAAGTAACTTGATGCAGGTCTTTATGCTCGATTTGCGGTCTTTCCATATCGTGGGGTCCATTAATTCGGCCAGTTTCCTAATCTGGTTAGCATTCATACAGGCCCCTTTGGGCTGTCGAATATGTACTTTCAGATATATTACTTCAGATATATTACCACAAGGTAAGATAGCGGATTGCCGCGCTTGAGCGGGAATGACAGATAAAGTGAAGGCGGGGGCCGGATGGTGCGCCTTTCATGGTAACTTATCAGAGAGAACTTGCACACCTCCATTTGTGCAGTAATTCATTAAACGGTCAACCGAGGTTTGATTTTGACAGGGACACTTGAAATATTTCGCGGGGGAAAAGATCATGTCAAATGTGGCAAAAAGAATATAGATTCCTATCCTCCTCTTGCAGTAAGGGCAAATCCATTGAATCGGTAGCTCTTTTGCCATGATTTTCAATTATAGCATACGCCGGGACGTTAGAAAACAGAAATTATTGCAGTGCTCGCACGTCCAGTTATGCGGCGATCGGCGTGCCTAAAACCGCTTTAGCCAGGGGATATGTTTTACTCTCCGGTACCTGCAAGGAAGTGTTAGGACCTTGCCTCCCCGTGCCCAGGCAGTAAAGGTCCACCGGGGCGGTCGGCCGGGACGATCCTGGTCCGCGTCGGTAGGGAGCCGGTCGACCTGCTCTGTCCCGATGTGGACAACATACGGCGAGTCGCTCCTGTCCTCGAACAGGATCTCTATCGCATCCGCCCGGCCTTTTTCCGGCCACGGGCCGCGCGAGACTATCACCTCCCGGGCAGTCCTCCATTCCTCGATCTCACCGACGAGCGCCGGAGGGACGAGCAGACGGAACGTCCCGGCATTAATGGAGAGGTAATAGGCGCCCCTCGCCGCGTTCTCTGTCTCCCAGTAGTCGGTAGAAACGATGTCGGCGGCGTCATTGACAATGGAGATAAAGGCGGGTGTCATTTGTCTTCCCCCTTGCCCTTCCGCGGCTTGGCATGCAGGTCATGCATCCGGAAGGCCATTTTCCGCGCCTCATCGGATGAAAGGGTGCGTTTTGACCGGCGCCCCTGGATCCGGGCGGCCTCGGATATGATCAAGTGCTCGGCGATGTCTTTACTGCAATGGGGACATTTCATCGGTTCACTCCCATGCCCGGGAATATTCGTGATCTTTGAACAATTCCGGAAGGCCACTCGATTGTTTGAATCTTAGCACTTCGTCGGCGTCCATGCCAAGCTCTTTTGCTATCTCGCCGTCGGTCCACCCTTGCCGAATGAGCATTGCGACGATATCGACCATGGGGATGACGCCGTGCACGCCGCGCGCCCGGTTGTGGCGGATAGTGGCCGCCATGCGGTCCTTGATGTCATGCCGCCGGTCGTTGATTGTGGACACGGGGATGTAGTCGTAAAGGCGTTCCCGGAGCTTGCGGCATTCCTTGCAGACGCGGGTGCGGTGGAAGCCGTCGATCACCGTGTAACCGGCGGCGGCCGCCTCGGCGTAGGCTACAATAGGTTGCGTTATTCCATCCGCGACCATTGAATGCTCCAGCAGGCGCATCTCCGGGGGCGCGACGCGGTTGGGGTTGTAGTCGTTGCCCCTGACGCTGTCCGCCTCGACCCAGAGCACGCAATCCACGGGCTCATCGGCAAAAGGGCTGGCATCGTGCAGCCTCTGCCTGATCGCGTTCAGGGCCTCCACGCGGTCTTCCAGCGGCATCAGGTCCAACAGGCTGCATATCTTCTCCAGGTGCTCTGAGATGGCCGATTCGAAAAGATTGTTCATAGGTCCGCGTACCTCTCTTTTATCTCCATTAGGCGGTTCGTATCGCCCCGGTGAAAACCGAAACTGAGACCTTTTCCCATATCCATCTTCAGGATCGAGACTGCTACCCGGCGCCATGAGGGCTGCAACTTCTTTCCCTCCAGCTCGCGGTCGCCATCGTCGGGGACCGCGCTCAAGGGGTAACCGTGCTCCGCCCACCAGCCAAAGAAAACATCGATGCGGCGCTGGAACACGGCCGCCAGGTCGGGAGGCATGGTGCGCAACAGGAATTCTGCATATTGCTGCCAGGTCGCGAATGTCGGCGGCAGGCCGAGGCCCCCCTTATAACCTAGGAATTTCTGCCGCGCGTAAAGAGCGCCCCAGTTTGCGCCCTCGACGCGCTGGACTATGCGGAACCACGTATCGGGCTCGATTTTATGGAACATATCGAGGCCTTTGCGCTGGTCGTCGCCGTAGGGCTGGCAAATGCGCATCTCGGCCGGGGGCGTGCCGGCGAGGTACATATAATCGTAAAGCTTGTTGTACGGCAGCCCGCGCTTGCCGATATAGGCCCAGATGTCCTCAAAACGCCAATCGTAGATCGGATAGAAAGTGACCGCGCGGCTTTTTGTCTTGTGCATGGAAGACCAGTAGATGTCCTTATAAGCGCACTTCTTCTTGGCGGCGGATTTGCGGACCGCCTTGAACCTGTTAAGGCTTTCATCCGCCCTGATGGCCACCACCGTGGCGCCGCCCTCGTCGCCTGCGAACCACTCGTTGAATTCCGGCACGAACTCTTCAAATTCCATTCGGTATTTGTAAAAGGGGAAATAGCCCTGGTCGCTGATGACCGATGGGTGGTCGGGCATGTCGCGCACCCAATCCGCCTCGCGGCCGGGCTCCCAGGCGCACCAATAGGGGAAGTACGCGGATACGGCGTTGCGCAGGTTGAGAGGCAGGCACATCCAGTAAGAAACGAGATCCGGCAGGGCGAACATTTCCCTGATGTGGTCGATCGTGCTTTTGTACTGTCCCTCCAGGTCGAGGAACATCGCATAGACGGGTGCAATGTTGCGGCGGCGGGCGACCTCGAGGGCGAGGTGGAGCAGCACGGTCGAATCCTTGCCGCCGGAGAAGGCGACGCAAACGCGGGGGAACTCATCGAACACGAGATTCAGCCGCTCGATTGCCGCGTCGTAGACGTTTTTGGTGAGGTACCGTTTCATAGGCTTTTTATGAGGTCCTTTAGCTTGCCCTTGCCCTTCACCCGGTCGATCTCCGCCTTGAATTGTTGCACGATATTGCCCTTGGATGCAAGGGCGTCGTCGATGCGCGTGTCAATCGAGTCCGAGCAGATGATATCGATGTAGGTGACCGGCGCGGCCTGGCCGATGCGGTGACAGCGGTCCTCGGCCTGGAGGCGCTCCGAGTATTTGAAGCCGTTATTGTAGAAGATCACCTGGTGCGCCTCGTTCAGCGTGAGGCCATGGCCGCCGCAGCTCTGCGTGGCGAGGAAGAAGCGGGCGGAGGCGCGGAAAAGGGCAACTTGGGCGGGACGCTTCGCCTCCGGGATGTCGCCGTAGAAAAGCGCGGCGCAGCCTTGGCCGAAGCGGGCGGTAAGCTCGCGGGCGATCTCCTCTATGTCGTGCCGGTACTTCGCCCAGATAATGATCTTCTCGCCCTCCGGGACGCGGCCTATCAGATCCATGAGCATATCGATGCGGCAATGGCTAAATTCCTCAGTCGTCACGGCGCGGGTCTTCGGGTCGATATGGTTGAGGAAGCCGCAGACGATCTGCTGCAGGGCGGTGAACAGGCGGAAGATCGTATACGAATTCCAGTCGTCCTCGGAGATGGAAGCAAGGATCTCGTCCTTCGCCCGCTCGTACGCGTCGCGCTGCTCCCAGGTCATCGAGAAATAGCGCGAGGAATAGAGCTTGTCCGGCAGGTCCAGGCATTCTTTCTTGGTGACCTGGTAGACATAGGGCTTGATCTTTGCGGCGAGATAGGCCGTGTTGTGACTGCGGACGATCAGGCCGGGGAATTTCTCGGAATATTCCAGGTGGTTCGCCGCGAAAGAATAAAAGGAGCTGTAGCCGAGTATCTTTGGAGAGAGGAAGCGCATCTGCGCGAACAGATCGACCACGCCCTGGGAGAGGGGCGTACCAGTCAGGATGAGCCGGTAGCGGGCGCGCTCGGCGATGCGCGTTATCCAGTCCGTACGGGCCGACCGGTGGCCCTTGATGTAGCTCGATTCGTCGACTATGACCATGGAAGCCTCGTCAACGATCGCGTTCACCGTCAGGATCACGCGGCGCGAGGCGCTCATAGATTCTATCCCGACGATGTACCAGAATACGCGCGGGACGGTGCGCTCGTTTGTCTTGTCGGTAAAGACGTGGATTTTATCGGGGGGCGCGTCCGTGTGCTTCAGGATCTCGTGGCGGATGGTCTCCTTGAGGGATACCGGGCAAAACCAGATGACGCACGAGATGCGGCCCTGGCGGCGGGAGATCAACTCTATGGCCGTGAGGCTCTTGCCGGTGCCCATCTCCATGAAGGCAGCGCCTATGCGGGCGGGCAAGAGGCGGGAGACCGCGGCGGCCTGGTGGGGCAGGAGGGGCGTGAGAACGGTCACGGCTCCTCCTCCATAAATTCATCGGCTATACCGACGTCGGCGGGCACGGCGAGCTCGGACGGGACCTCCCCGGGCGCGGGTAGGCGGCGGGCGGAAGGGACGGAGGGAGAGGCCGTGAGCGCCTTCTCGCGGACCTGGCGGGCCGCAGCGATAACTCTTTGAGCACCGGCGCTTATCCCGAATTTGTACATCTCCGCGAAATCAAGGACTTCCGCGAACTGCTCGGGCGGGACGATGATGGAGGGTTTTGCATAGCGGGCGCCGTGGATGCGCTTGGCGGCCTTGTAGAAGTCCTCCTCCCTGGGCCACTTGATTATAAACCAGCCGACATGCGAGCCGGATGTAAGCGCCATCACCCAGCGCTTCGCCTCGGGCTCGTAGGTGCCGTAGACGGCACGGACACGAAGGCTGTCATCGAAGATGCGGATGGAAAAACCTCCCGCCAGGAGGCGGTTGCCGGCCTCGGCCGCACGGTCCTCGGGAGTACCGTTGATGAGCTCGATCTGACGGCGCCAGCGCGTCTCTGCCCATGTGTAGCCGAGCTGAAAACGCACGATCTGGCGAAAATCTTCGCGCTTCTCAGAAAAAAGGATCTCCACGACGGGGCCGGAGATGCGGATCTCCGCGACGGTCTCGGTGACAGGTTTCGGCGGCCGGACCGTGGCCTCTGCCAGGGCCTCGGCCTTTGCTTCCTCTGCGGCCTTCTTATCCTCGGGCGGAAGGGGCTTTTCCGTGACGGCATATTCTTCCCGGAGGAGCTGTTCGACGTGGCGGTCACGGTTGTCAATCCACCAGCGGGCGGATGTGCGGTTTTTCAGGCCGCCAATAGCGGCTTGCAGCCGCTCATCCAGGGGATGATGTCCGGTGTATCGCTCGATGTAATCATCGATGGTGATGATTTTCTGCTTCCGGATGGTCTCCGCCCAGGCGATCATTTTTTCCGAACCGGTGAGCGCGGGAAGGCCGGAAGCGGCGTTTGCCGCGCTTGCTGCAGCGTTCTCCTCGGCCTGGGCTTTCTCGCGGCATTCGTCGCAGGTCCAATCGAAATTGTCGAGCTTCCATTCACGGTCGCGGGAAGGGCCGATGAGATCTACCCGGTAATCTGTTTCACATCGGGGGCAGGTGACGGTGTATTTAGCCATGGCGCACCCCTACGCGAGGTATATCCTGCCGCCCTTGATAGCCGCGGCCTGATCGAGCCATGAATTATCCATGTAAAAGCGCTGCCAGGTACCTCCAAGGTGTGCATCCGAGAGGGGGACAAGCCGCTCTACCCTCTCATGCTGTTTCCTCAGTTTGGACAGGGCATATCCTGCCCGTCCGGTGAGGCCGCGCCACCATGCGGGCTTCTTGTATTCCGAAAGACACCATGCGAAATCCAACGTCCTGGAATAGTCGTTCCATGCGTCCCCGACGTCTCTGAGAACATCCCGCATGCCCCTTTCTCGCCGGCAGCGGCTATCGGCTATCATCTTGTCATCGCTCAATACCTGGAGGTCGCCGGCGAAGTAATGCGTGTTGACGCCTTTTATCATCTCCACCATTTCCAGGGCCTCTTTGTGTCGGTAACCGACTATGGGGGCGTGAGGATCGGTCTCTAAGTCGCGGACAATTGATTCCGTGTCGATGTGCAGGTACCCGTCCACAACGGACTGGTACGGGCGCTGCCGGTCGGTATCGATGCCGATGTCGATTACCTCGGGATGGCCTATTGTCACCCGTACCGTCGCTCTTCGACCGCTGTTGTAGACGCAGGGGATGCAGACCCTGTGCAGATATCCGTCATTGCTCTCGTGTTTTGGAAGTCTGTCGAGTGAACCCATGATTTTCTCCTTGTCTGAGGCCAAGGCGGCCTGTATTTTGTATCTGTATATAGTGTATGCCTAACAGTTACGCATTGTCAAGAATTATTTTTTGGTTTTTAGAAAGAAAGTGCGGCTGGAGGAAATTCCGATGATAGGCACCTACGTTGCCGGTAAAACAGTAAGGTATGTCAAGTATATCCTTTCAGATATATTACTTCAGGGTATATTACTTCAGGGTATATTACCACAACGTAAAATAGCGGATATCCTGCCCTTGCTCCATGCTCTACGCTCTATGCTCAGCCGGCCGCCTTCGCGCCGGGTTTTCTTCGCAGTGCTCGCATGTCCAGTCCAAATAACTGCCGTATTGAAAGGCGCAGGCCTTGCGCTTTGCCGGCGTGCAGCGCTTCGTGCCGCCGTCGGCGAGGATGGAGACGACCTCGGCCTCGAACGTCCGGAGGTTGCGGAGGAATGCAGGGCCGGCAACGATGCCCAGGGAGCGGGCGGCGGCGAGCGCGGCGGGCAGATCGAAGCCGAGATAGC